TCAAAAAGAACAAACAGCTAAAATAAAATTACCTGAAGATTTACAAAAAATTGTAGATGACGCTACAAAAATTAAAGAAAAAAATGAAGTTACAAAATTTTTAAAAAAATTAGCTGATGACGAAGCTTTTGAAAAATTTAAAGATTCAGAAAAACTTAAAGCACGTGGCAAAATTGCAGAACATATAGAAACACTTAAAAAATAGAAAGCTTACTTAATGCACGAATTGTGGGAATCGTCTAAAACACAAAGCTCTGCAATTAGAATAAGTAAGCTAATCAAGCCCACAATCTATGTAGGAACTGAACTCCTATGGCTTGAAGGTAAAACTAAATCTAAAAAAAAGAGAACCGTTGTTTTAGGTATGTCAAGAAACAAAGACACCTTTCACGCTACACTCGTAGATGAAAATAATAAACAAACATACTTATGCGTTCAAACAGAACAGCCAATAACATTAGAAAAAAACTTTAATAGTTTTGCCATTGATGTTTTTGAAAAAATACTTGAACAATTAATTGAAAAAGATATTGGAGTAGAATTATGACAAATAAAATCTTAAAAACTACTGGGTATAGTTTGTTTACTTTTATTAAAGGTAATAGACCTATAAATTATACTCATGTAGGCAATTTAGTTGCCAGCATAAAAGAAAAAGATTTAGCTATGCCTATTATTGTAGATCAAAACATGAATGTAGTTGACGGACAACATAGACTTAAAGCTTATGAAATATTATCTAAACCAGTAACATATATTATTAAAAAAGATTTTAATTTAGCAGATATAAGACAAGTTAATTCTGTTCAAAAAAATTGGACACCGTTAACTTATATGAATTCTTTTGCTCAATTAGGTATAGAAGATTACGTATATTTAGAATGGTTTTATAGAACATATAAATTTGGTATTAATGAATGTTGTCAAATGTTAGATGGTGGCGCACAAAGAAGTTCTAAACATAATTCACAATTTAAAGAAGGTAAATTTAAAATTAAAAACTTAGAACAAGGTAAATTAATGGCTAAAAGAATTAATAAAATTGGAGAATATTTTGAGCATTATAAAAAACGTACTTTTGTAACTGCTATGATTTTTGCTATTAGAGAAAAAGATTTTGCCTGGACACGTTTTGAACAAAAGTTAGAAAATTTTTCTTCTATATTAAAAAATCAAGGAAGCAGACATGATTTTCTTGTTAATATAGAGAAATTATATAATCATAAAACATCAGTAGATAAAAGAATACGATTTAATTTAAACTTGAAGGCTTAGAAACTGCATCACGCTAGCCTCTAAGCCTTCGCCCAACACGAAGCTCATTCGTGTAATTTAACACTACCAAACAGGAGAATATAATGCAATTATATACAGAATCACAAAAAAAACAGTTAAACAAAAACTGGGAAATAGAAAACAGAACAGGTAACATGCAAAAAGCTGTTATTAAACTCTTTAATCCTAGTGGTATAGGCACATGGTATATAACATCTATGACAGATGATGAAACTATAGCCTACGGTGTTTGTAGCATACAAGAAGTAGAAATAGGTAGTATTGACATGACACAATTAAAACGAATTAAAATACCACCTTTAAATTTACCTATAGAAAGAGATATACATTTTGAAGCCAATAAATATACACCTGAAAAATGTATAGAAATGGAAAAAAAATATGGAACCTAAAAAAGAATACAATAATTTATGGTTAGAAATACAAAAACTAAAAAATAATTTAGCTTTTATTTATGCACGTAGAGCCACATCTTATACTGAAGAAGATGAATTACATGAAAAAGCTAAAGAAATAGCTAAAGAATTAAAAATGGATAAAAATGAATTTTGGACTAAATACATTGCAAATTGAAGATGATCCAAAAAAACTAGATGCTTTATATAAATTAGATGCTATTAAAGAAACAGTTACAGTTTTAGAAACTTTAATTAAAAATGATGCTAATCCACAAGATATTATGAGAGATTTTAGCAAAACTAAAACTAGTAGCGATTGGATAATAGTGTTTGCACATATGGCTTCTTGGTATTATTACACACAAAAAAAGAAAGAAGGTAAATAATGTTAGATCCTATTCCAGGAAAAGGAATACATACAACAAATAATCTTATAGTAGATGCTGTATGTATTGAAGGTGTTTTAGAATTAAGAGTAACTGTAGAAGGTAAAATGTATTTTAGACAAATAGATAAACAAAGTTTAAATTGGATTATAAAAAGAATAGCTGATGCTATAAATAATAGTAATAGAGGTATAGACAACGGTTAATGTTTCACGTGAAACATTTAACTATTATCTGAACGATTAGCTTTTACACTACGTAATGATAAATTGCTTAAAGAATTATTGTTAGCATTGCCATCTTTATGATGAACATCTTTACCTTTTACTTTTGCAGCACCATATTTTTTAATTAACAATCTTCTAGCTAGTACTCTTTTAGAACGTTTTTTTCTTTGTTCTGGTTTACCATGATAATTTGCATATTCAGATTTATAATTTCTTGCCACTATATTTCCATAGCTTTTT